ATGTCACCGACGATATATTCTTATTCTGTATCTGTATCTGTTTAGGGTTAACCTTCGGTTTCGTTTCGGTTATCGATTCGGTTTTCTTCGGCCTGCCGCCTCGCTTTCCGAGTTGTCGATTATTTTCAACTTGATGTTGGTACTTCGCGATTTCCATGTCACAACGACTGTTGCGATACCCGTCAACACCCTTGTCAAAGAATTCCTCCAAAACCGATTCGGTTATGTCCAAATCAAGGCGGATTTTGCGTGCAACCGATTCGGTTTCAAGTGGGATTGGTTTCTCGCTGATGTAGTACAAATCAAGCAGGCGGCGGTATGCCAAGTCTTCGGCATCCGATAGGTGGTTGGTGTGAGTGATGTAGTCGCCCAGATAGAATTTGTACCAGATCACTTGATGTCTCCAAAGATGTCAGGCCGCAATGTTGCACGCAACACCTTGCCCTTTGTGTATCGTTCAATGGCAACGCAGACCTCTGCACTTGCCAACCCGCGCCCTGTGATGATTGCCGCCATCCACTGCTTGGTTACGCCCAAGTGTCGAGCCAGAGTGATCTTCGATCCTCGCGGCTTATCTTCAAAAAATTCTTCTAATGTCATTGTGACTCCATGTGTTAGTGAAACTTGATCATACACCAAAAAATCATTTGTGCAAGCACTATTGCAAAATAAGTTAATGTGTGTATGATACCAACACATCAACAGCGAAGGGAGAGTGTATGCACAGCGAAGAGGAATACAACCAAGCGATGCTGGAGAGGCAACAAATGCTTGAGGAGGCTCTAGAACGGGCTGAGACAGGCGTTGCAACCGAGGACGACTGGAACACCATCCGCTTTGAATGCGGGGTGTCTAGACGGCCAAAATCAACTGAAACTAGGAGCGAATGATGGCTTTAATAGCGAGAGAGAGTGGCGGCGGCGGAACCTTTACACCAGTCCCCCCGGGGATGTACTTGGCGCGGTGCTACCGCATCGTTGACCTTGGCACACAAAAGAGCGAATACCTCGGACAGATCAAAAATCTGCCAAAGGTCATGTTGCAGTTTGAGGTGCATGGCGAAGACGACGCAGGCAAAGCATTGGTCACGGCCAAGGGCGAACCTATGTCGATCAGCAAGAACTTCACGCTGTCACTGGCCGAGAAGGCCACCCTGCGAAAAGACCTACAGACTTGGCGTGGCAAAGAGTTCACCGCCGACGAGTTGCGTGGATTCCAAATTGACAATGTGCTTGGTGCTTGGGCCATGATTGCCATCACAAAAGCGATGGGCAACAACGGCAAAGAGTACACCAACATTGCCAACATCAACTCGGTGCCCAAGGCTATGAAGGCGAACCTGCCTGAAGGCCACAACAAGTGCGCCGCGTTCTACATTGAAAGCCCAGACATGGATATGTTTGAGACCTTCAGTGACAACCTTCGCGCCAAGATTGAACTGTCACCTGAGTGGCAGGCCCGTCAAGGCAATCAATCCGCCAAAGCCCCAAGTGCCTCCAAAGGTTCAGGCTTTGACGACATGGACGACGACATCCCGTTTTAAACCAAAAGGAGAGTGGCTATGTTTATTTCATCAACAGAAAAAATCAATATACAAAACGCGATTGAAAGTTTGCGGTTTAGCCTTGCTGACGCGAACACTGAGATTTTGTACCTGAAAGCAAAAGTCAAGGCGTTAGAGGGCAAGGCACCAGAGACAAAGAAGCCTCGAAAGCAATCAACAATGAGCGCAGAGGGCCGAGCAAGAATAGGTGCCGCAGTGAAGGCTTATCACGCAAAGAAAAAATTGGAGAAAGAAAATGCTACAAGCATCAGCACCACGAGCATCTGAGTCAAATCACTGGTACACCCGTGACGGGGTACCTATGTACACCGTAGAGGCCAAGAAGGGGGGTCAGCGTAACACGACCCTGCGCGACGCCCGCACAATGAACTTGGTGCCTAGCGTCACTACAATCCTTAACATCGCCGCGAAACCAGCCCTACTGGCTTGGATGCAACAACAAGTGTTGTATGCGGCGCTCACGCTTCCACGCCGCCCAGACGAACCTGAAAAGGAATACATCGACCGAATCATCAACGATTCCAAAGAACAGGGTCGTTCTGCGGCGGATGCTGGAACAGACATCCATGCATCGATACAAGGACACTATGAAGGAAAGACAACAGGCAAGCACGCCGAGATGGTTGCCGCCTGCACGCAAGCAATTGACAACTGGGTTGGCCCGCGCACATGGATCAGTGAAAGAGCCTTTGCGCACGAGGCAGGATTTGGTGGCAAATGCGACCTCTATTCTGACTCGGACGGCGGCTTTGTGGCTGACATCAAAACCAAAGAGTTCACTGACCCAGACAAGATCGGTGGATACGATGAACACATGATGCAGTTGGCGGCGTACCGTGTGGGGCTTGGCATCCCGAACGCACGGTGTGCGAATGTGTTTGTCTCGCGCAATGTACCGGGGTTGGTGGTGGTCAAGGAATGGCCCCTCGAAGACCTCAACACAGGCTGGGAGATGTTCCTGCACCTTCTGGCATTCTGGCAACTCAAGAACGACCACAAGTAATCATGGAAAAAATAGAAGCATTCAAGGCCAGTGATGGCTCTTTGTGGGAGAGCAGGGAAAAGGCCGAGCGCCAAGAACTGTTCCTGCAAAAGGACATGATTGTTGAAGAGTTTCTCGACGACAACATCAATCCCTACAAGGCACTGGCACAACGATCAATCGCAAGAACTACTATCATCAACTGGGAACTCTGGAAGAACAAAAATGCTGAGTGAAGAGACCATCAAACAAATATTTTTCTACTGTGATCTGCATGAACCCAACGCGGTTGTTGCGGATGATGTGGACATCGTTCAATTCGCAAATAAGATTGCGGCGTATGTTGAACCTATCATTGCCGCAAAGGAGCATCAGCGATGCGTGAAGATCGTAAGCCATATGAACCTAGAGGTCTCCCGCTCGTTGGAAAATCAGAGACCGAAATAGAAGAGGCGCTGATGGATGCGTTCTCGGCAGGATTTGACGCTGGTGTCGAGGAGGCCCAGCGGCAGTTCATCCAGACGCAGATTCTTTTTATGACGCCAGCGGGAAACGCATGACCGACAAAGTGATACCAATACTGCCAGAACGCGCTTGCGGGGAATGCACGGCCTGTTGTGAGGGATGGTTAAGTGGGGAAGCCCACGGCCACACCTTCCAGCCGGGTCGCCCCTGCTTCTACCTCGACAAGGGTTGCAGTATCTACGAGACCCGCCCAGAAGAACCCTGCCAGACTTACAAGTGCGTGTGGTTGAAAGAGGACACGCTTCCCATGTGGATGCGGCCAGACAAGTCTGGAGCCATCGTCACCGAGCGCGAGGTCGAAGGGATCAAATACTGGGATGTCTCTGAGTGCGGCGACACTTTGAGCGCAGAGATGCTGTCGTGGCTGATCATGTACACCATCGACAACCAGACCAACCTCCAGTGGCGCGTCAAGAGCGGGCCTCTAAAGATAGGCCAAGCAGATTTCCTTGAGCAATAAAAAAGCCCCCAGTTACGGGGGCGAAGGGTAGGAGAGTGGCAACTGCAACTACCGCATCAATGTTAACCCACCTCTGGCTTTTTGTGGCTCTTTTTTGGGTGCCCACGGGCCTTTGTTTCCAAAATAATCGTGGGCAATCCAGATTGGGATCATGCCAAGGCTTCCAACGGTTCCTACGCCCTTTGTCATCAATCCTGCGGGGCTGGTAGGGGGAGCCATTGAAGCGGCGTTCAGAGCGGCTTCTATGGTGCCTAGAACGGCTCCAGAGTAGTCACCCTTCTTATACCTATCGATTGCCTCATCGGTTGACAGGGTAGCGCCAGCGGCACCCAGCACATTGCCAATAATCGGAGCCTTTTCAGCAAACCTACGGCCAGCCTCGCGGGTAGCCATAGTCAAGCCACTTGGTTGAGCCGCCGCCGCTTCCTTGGCCGTCTGCTGTGCAGTTCTGGCGCTGATCTGGGCGGTCTCTAGTTTGGCGGCGTCTGATCTTGCTTGAGCGGCGGAACGCTGTTGAGCGGCGTTTGCCTGCCTTTTTGCTTCAGCGGCACGCTCACCAGCAGAAATCTTCGACTTGCGGGCTTGTTCGACTCGTTGCTCTGCCGCTTGACGCTGGCGCTGTAAATCAGCCTCTGCGGCCAGACGCTGGGCTTCCACTTGCTGGGCGCGTGCGGCCTGATCTGCGGCCTCTTGCGCTTGCCTTGCGGCCAACTCTTGCTCAAGGCGTGCGGCCTCTTGTGGAGGCAGGGCAAGTTGCCCCGGCCCCGGCTCGGTCAATTTAAAATCACCCAGCCCCATGCCTTGCAACTTTTGCTTGGCGGCGGCATTGGCATCAATAATCGCTTGACCACCTTTGGGGTTGTCCTTGCGCATATTCTCTGCCTGCGACGCCAAAACCTCTGGAATGTCCTCACCCATTGCCCTGACCCAATTAGACGCGCCAGAGGCTCCCTGCTTGGTTCTAGAGGCAATCTGTTCGGCTGTGTCTGCGGCGGCTGGCTCCACTGGCGGAACATAAGTCTTGGGCAGTCCCTTCAAGTCTTTCTGCGCGGCACGCAAGTCTTCGTCTGCCAACTCATTGCCAAACTTTCGCAAATCAAACTGACGCTGTAGGGAGTCAACATCAATTGGCTCTCGGCTTGATGCAATTCTTTCAACTTCTCCAACCCTAGTCTGAGCCGCTCTGGCCGCATCTCTTGCTGACTGCACTTGCTGGGGCGTCTTCTCGCCTTCGCCAACCAAATGCTTTTCAGGGTTTTGCAATACTTTTTCAAGGGTTCCTTTGATAAGGCCCAAGCCAGCCGCCGCTGGTAGTTCAGGGTTCTCAACAACTTTGTTAACCACCGAGCCACCAACATCTGTTGCAAAGTCAATTGCTTTTTCAACGCCAGTTTTTTCAAGTGGAGGAGGTGGCTCATCGTCTTCTGTAAAAACTCTTGGCTTGAAATCTTCAAAAGGTTTTTTTGTGCCAGACTCTTCTTTTCCTGCTGGCGCAGGAGCCTCACCACCTTCAATGGTTGTGATCAAGTCGGCAATCTTTTCCTCTGATCCCTTGGGAAAAGGGTCTGTAGTGCTTTTAAGACCAAGGTGTTGCGCCATCCTGATCTTGTAGTTATCGCGCCCTTCCTCTGGGTTTTCGGCCATTGCTGGCGTGTACTTGTCAATGAACGCGTTGGGGTTGTTAAGACCCTGTCGTTGCTTGGCGCGGATGTCTTGAATCAATGCACTGCGGCCAGCGTCTTTGTTTTCAAAGATAGCGAAACCTCGGTCGTCAACCCCAATCTGACCTTTGTAGGTAAAGCCCTTGGGCCGCAGGTTCCCGGGGTTGTTGTTGTAGTCAGCGACCGATGTCATTTGGCTTTCCTTCCTGTGTTGTTCCAGCCACCTTTATCATCGCGCTCCCAAATGTATCCACCAATTACCCGCGTGTCGCCACGGTTGCCAGAGGCCGCTGGTGGGCTACCTTGAGGGCTAGACTCTTGTCTTTGAGATGGGCTGTTCGTACCAAGCATTTCAGCATTGGCTTTACGCACTTTATCCAATGCGTCCTCGTAACCATTGCGGAGTTCTTTGTACTCTTTGGAGGCCAATCTAAACTTGTCAAACGATTTGTTGGGGTTCTGCTCACGCCAATCAACCCACAACTCTGCGGCCATGCGATCAAAGTCGGAACGCAAGACCAACAACTCAGATTTAAGAATAATGACGCGTGCTGTGTCTGTAGGCAACGCTTCTACAGCCGCATACAGTTCGCCCTCTTTCTTGTCGGTTGCGCCCTCGCCGGGGGCGCGTGACGCCTTACGCATCTCAGTCGTAAGTTGTGCGCTCTTCTGATTGAACATTTGCAACGCTTCAAGGTCTTTACGAGTCAACTTGTACTGGTCAATGGTTCGAGGGTCAATCTTAAATACGCCACCATTTTTCTCAATTGAGCGTTTCAAAGAATCAACAAATGTTGCGTCTTGCATCAAATTAAACGCACGCTTATTGTTATCCGCAAACGAAGTCATATCAAGCGCAATTTGCTTGATCTTGTCAGCCTTTTGACCGTAGTCAATCAGCGCATTGCCGCGTGCTTCTGACTCTTTAATTCGAGCCTTCTGCGTTTCTGATGCGGCCTCTTCATCAAGTTTTCTTTGTGAAGCGGTTCTCATGCTGGACTCAGCAGAGGATGGCTTGCCATCCGCAGGAGGTGTGTAAGTTGTTCCACCAATACCGTTGGCGGAGTAGTAGCGTGCAAACTGATCTGCACGTTCTGGGCTTCCCGGGGGGTACTTCGCGTTCAACTGTTTAATTTCAGTCAATTGTCTTTGCGTAACTTTCTCGACGCCAACAAAAGGAATAGATGTTTCAATCGTTGTATCAAGTCCAGTATCAACAGCCTGACGGGTTCTCTTGCTGATAGTGCCTTGTGGTGTACTCATCAAATCATCTTGCTGAAACTTGGCTCTATCCAAAGTTTGCTTGCCGTACTCAGGGCTGATGGCAAAGGCAATATCAATGTCGCGCTGTGTAATCATGCGTGGTTCACGCGGTGCGCGTGCAGGGGCACCACCAGCGGCGGGAGCGCCTCCAGTAGGTGCGCCACCAGATGGAGCGCCGCCAACAGGTGCGCCAGCAAGAGGTGATCCACCAGCAGGGCCAGTCACCAAGGTGGTCAACTCTTCGGGTTCGTAGCCAGCCATCTTCATCTGATGTTCAAACATCAGGTTCTGGCTTTGCATCTGCGCTTGCTTCTGGGCCAACTCAAGTTTGGCTTTGTCAACCGCTTGCCTACGGGCCAACTCTTTGTCTGTCTCTGACGCATACGCTTCCGCCGCGTAGCCAGCAGACTCACCAAAACCGCCTGTCTTTGTTGGCTTCAGAAAACCAGAAGCCGCCGCCATCAAGGCAGGGTCAAACGCTGGCTTCATACGCGAGTCAAGGCTGTTCTTCAACGCTTCAATTTGTGAATTCAAAGCCTCTTCCTGCGCACGCTTATTGCGCAAAGCACGCTCCATGAAGTCTTCTTCAGCAGGCGCTTCTTGCTCTAAGCCAGAGATGCGCTGTGCGGCCTGCGCAGGGTTGACTGGCTGGGCAGGCTGTGCATTAGGTGCTGGAGGTCTTGCGGGAGTCATTGATCCCAACCCGCCTTGTGGTTGTGTTGCCATTGATTACCTCGCCATTTTTACTGAGCCGCCGCGTGCCAAATAGGCATGGGCTTTTGAACG